TTATTGAGTTGTTGTGCATCGGTCAAAGCTCCAACTTGCTGTCTGAAAGACGGAGCGACGATCGACGAGAGGTAATCTGACATAACCGTGTCTGGTGAGTACAGGTTACGTTTCGCGCTCGCCAAGCCACTCAGCCCGCAAAACATAAGGTCATTCTCAACAGTGACAATACACCGGCTACCAAGCAGACCAAATTGAGGAAGTGTATCTGGAAATTGAGGTGTGTGTATGCCCGAGTCGTCGTACTGCCCGAGCTTGACTTGCAAGGTAATATTCTGGAGAAAAACGAGCAGATAAGTTCTAAAGCCGACGATACCCCTGATGCTCGCAGCACCTTCGGGAGCATAGGCGCCCACATCGATACTAATCGAGTCATTCGGTATTGGGTCGCCAGGAAAAACTCCCGAAGTTCCCTTTGAGGAAATAATAATCTCCGTAGGAGAACCAGTAATTCCAGACACGCAATGATAATTAGCAGCCACACAACCATATCGGCCAATTGGCACGTTGACATTTGAACCTGACGCAATGTCTTGTAGATAAGTCGTTACAAATCCCGAGCTTATCGTGATTGGTTTGTCCGTGCCGTTATGGATGACGAGGGTGTCTTTAAAAGGAACGAATGCGACGTGTAATACACTCGTGCCCCAACCGCCAGGATGACCGGGAAGAGCACCAGCAATAGATGGGTTCCAAATAGGAGTAATAGTCGTACCATCAAGCCCAACCGTGAGGACCCAGCCGTTTTGGCAACAGATGACGTTCTTTCCGTTGAAGTAATATCCGTCCACAATGGGCGAGTTATTAACGCTTGATATATCGCAGTTCCACGTCGAGCCAAAGCGCACCGCCTGTGAGCCAGAGGAAGTTCTGTGGAAGTTTACGAGAGATACTTGATACTTAGGAGGCATCGACAAGTCTTCGTCGATCGTATTCCAGCCTCCACCGAAGCCTCGAAGCGTTGTGCTTTCGAGCTTGATGCCCATAGGCTTGTGCATCTTCTTCGGCCACGCTCTCATTACTTACCCTCGATCATCGCGATGAGGCCATCAACTTGTTTGCAAGTCTCTGTGACGCTGATGAATTTACCGTTTGTCATGAACAGGACACAGTTCACACCATCGACCAGATGTGCATCCGGGCTATCTTTAGGTACACGGATGCTGGAAATTTCCGCGACGTTTACCTCAATGGGTATGCCGTCCGGAGTGTGAAGCTCCATGAAGTGAACGATAGCGGATAGCGCTACCAAGAAGCTTAGCAGGCACATTTCGTTTGGCTCAAACGAATTAGAAGGGGTTCGTCAGATACCACTGGTTTGGTACACCTGCACCCGATGGAGACGGGGTGAGCTTCCTGCGAGCAAGGTTCACGGTGATCTCGTTGAACTTGTCATCAGCAAGGGTTCGCTGATCCTGAGCGGCGTTGGAGTTAAGATCGTCTGCTGAGAGTGTAACCCATGCCGTAGCATGAACGAGCATGTCCTCGTCGAGGTCCATAACATCGTCCCATTCCCACGGGGTCATCTGACCCATTGTCGAGAATGGCCGAGGATAGTGTCTCCAGCAAATAACGATCGTCGGTGTAGCTGTAGGCGGTAAGATCTGGATACGCTTGTACTGGTAGTCGGGATCGATCGAGGGCAACGCTGTCCAGAATAGCGCCTGCGAGCCTGTCAACGTGTCAGGATTGCGTCGTCGGTCTAGGACCGGAATTTCAAAGTTCGAGCCTTCAGGGAATACCGCAATGATATCCTCGAAGTCCTTAAGGTTCTGGAATATGGGATCAACCACCTTGCCAGTGGTCCCATCCAGTGGTTCCTTCGTCCACGAGATAAACTGATCCCATGGATATTTCTTATGGAAGAAGTTGAACGCCCTGATGCAATCGCGGAACATACGATCGTCACCGTATGTCTGCACGCCTGCACCAGGGACGTCACCAAGCAACTCTTGAGCATCTGTTACGATCTCTCGAATTGTCTTGGACATGGATAACTCCTATCCGCCGAACTGCCGGATGCCGTGAAGGCCCCCATTGTTGTTCGCGTTGAGAGAGTTATCGCATCTCATCCCAACGATGAACTCCTTCACACCGTCGAACGTGGCAGTATTGATATACTGTCCTCGTGTGTCACCAGTGATGGCGGTCGCGGGGTCGGTCAGGTCAGGGGCTACCCATTTCGCGAATGCAGTCGCAGGATCGAGTAGAACGCCGGCCTCTTTCATCCATTCAATTGAACCTTTGAATGGCAGTCCAAGGTTATTCGCTTGAGTACCGATACCAAGCGTAACCGCACCGCCGGCGACCTGAACGGTATATCCGAGCACGCGGTAGAATGGCTTTTTGCCGTTTACCGCTGTGGCGACGGCAGACCATGCGAACCGCTCGATCATAGGCTGGCCGAGGTAGTCTTCGCCGAACACGTCAACAGTTGCAGTTACCGATCCCGAAGGCGTCGCCACAATTGGCCGCCCATACGGAGCGTCCGACACCCACGCCGTAGCGAGATACTGCTTCGCACCTACCGTGGTATTCGTAGCGAGACCAGTTCCGATTGCGGTAGCACTCGCCGCTGCCGGCTTCCCGAGAGAAATCGTGTTACATTCGTTCATAGCCATCGCGGCTACGAATTGGCACGCAGGGCAGTACATATTCACACCCTGCATCATTCCCTTACGGTCTTGATACATTCAGTCCTCCTATGCTGCTTCGTCATCCTCTTCCGGGTCCTTCGGAACGAAGTCTTTCACTTCAATCTTTCCATGGGCCTCGGCGAGATCAATGACCATCTGTTCCAATTGACGGTAGCTCGCCATTCGTAGCTGTGCATCCTGCGAGAGGAACATCTTACCGAGCGGCGAGTTAGGATCATTGAGCCCTTCAAGCTGAATGATCCTGGGCTCTTTGTGCAGACGATAGTGCCGAAGCATTGCCAGTGATCGAATGCGAATACAATGTCCTCGCGGGAAGTAGACGAGATAGCCGGCATCTTCGTCGACGAGCTTCTTCTTGATCCCTTCGGAGGTCCAGTAGTGGACTTCGCGCTTGACGGAACCTTCCTGCTGGACGACGACATATGCCAGTCTCGATCCTTTGAGGACACCATTCGCAATCGGCATAACACTATCCTTTCGTTTGAGTCAAACGAGACGAGACGAACTAAGAGTTCGTCAAGTACGCATGGGTCCGGTACTGGCGCCATGAGCACAGTTGGCCTTCCCAGACCACGCGCCGGCCAGTAGCATCCATGTTCCACGGGGAAGATAGCTTCTTGATGCGCATGTTGGCACCGCGGAGTATGTGCAGCGTAAGATACTCCTCGTTGATAAAATACGCATCAAGAGCCGCTAGCTTCTCGTCGAAAAGTAACGGTATACCGTTATGCGTCGTGCCAGAGATGCCGAGATTGACAAGCTTGCGCCCGGTCCCGGAGTCCGAAAGTTGGATTTGTTGTTTGTCACGCGCAGCGGCCTTGTGCATACGGTAGATGTTTCTGCCGGCGAAGATGCACGTAGGTCTCGGGGAAGACTGCCCGTCAGTCGAGCGGTTGAGATCCAGTTCGAGGATGTCATCGAACGCTTCCTCGATGTTTTCGGGGGACAACGTACCGGCAAAGCGGTAGGAGGATGATCGCCACTGCGACTCTAGGGCGAGGTTGATACCGCCAACAATACCAGTAGTAGGATCAGCAGGAATGAGATTACCCAGGCCGTTAGGATCAGAGCCGGTACCGACCGAAGTATGATACGTCGCAAACTTCCTCTTGATCGACTCATCGAGGGCCTGGATCTTTCCCTTCAGGATTTTGAAGATTTCGGCCCGGCCTTGGTTCTCGTCCTCTTCCTGATCGGAGATGATGAGCGAACCGACGACGCGGGACATATAGTATGCCACAGTCGTGAATTCGTTCGTCTGGTCGATCGACACGGTATCGTAATACTGCATCGACTGCACGTTCGGGTTGAGGCCCGTGATGAGAGGATTGGTGATCTGTGGTCCACCGTCCTCGGTAACGACACGCTTCTTCGCGTGCAGATATGCGCTCACCGTGCCGCTAATGGCCGAGGCCATAATCAGCTTCGCACGGGAGCGAGTCAGCATGGATTGAACTACGGTATCGAGTACCATGAGCAAGCTCCCTTCTGGTTTGACTCAAACGAAAGCTAACGGGTGTTCCCGAGAACTTCTCGAATGATTGCGTCGTATGACATACTCGGATGTGCAGGGCCAGCGTCGCTCTGTCTCCGATTGTCACCACCAGATGGGGCCATACCCTGCCCATTTGGCAGACTCCGTTGCCCGTCCCTGGCAACAGGTGGTCCACTCAATCGCTGTCTCTGACGCTGCGACGGTGGACGTCTAGGGTCCACCCCGTTGCGGATCAGGTGTAATTGAACTTTGTCCCAGATGGCTCCCAGTGGCATATTCTGAAACTGGGGTTGCGATAAAACAGCGTGGAAGATATGCAAGTAGGGCGTAGCTTCCGGGTTCTGCGTAAAGAAGCTGTTTACCTGACTCTCCGCTTGGCGGAGGTAGTGGGACTGAGTTTGTTGGTCGGTACGCTCTTGCTGCCGTTGCTGAGTGTATTGGTTCATCGGGCCAACGGCTTGCTGGATTTCCCGCTTCACCATATCGGCTATGCCCTTGGCATCGATGCCGCCTTGAGGCATACCTAACTGTGTTATATCTATACCATTTAATGCGGCTCTTGTCAAGAGATTTTTCAAAACTCCGACAGGATCGGTCTGGGCTTGTTTGTAGAGCCCCGCCGCCTCCAATAGTTGGTCAGTTGGCAACTGATGTGCATTGATCTGATTGAGCGTTGACCTGGCCTTTTGTAGTTCTTGCTCAAATCCAAGACCAATCTCAACAGCTCGCTCCAGCTTGCCGCGTTCAGCATGCATTTGGCCCTGTATATTCCTGGACACGGCCTGAACATAATCTGACGCTTGTTTATGCACACGCTGATATATCCGAGCCTCAGAACCGGCTCTCGCGATAATCTCACCAGTCCGATTATCGATGAGGTTGCCTTTCTTGTCTTGCCTAAACGAAGCCCGTGGATCGAATTTAAGTGTATTCTGCCGGAGTGGGTCGCCTCGACGATTAGGGTCCTGACGTTGCGGCTGTTGCTGACGCGCTTGTTCACGTCGTTCAATTTCGTTTGACTCAAACGATTGAGGTGGCTCTTCTTGATCCAAACCGTCATCCTGGCCACCGTATTCTTGGCCTTCGCCCTCGCCTTCAAAACCTTCGGTTTCGCCCTCCGTTCCGTCAGACTCAGGCGCAAGGTCCTGATCGGTCAGACCCATTGACTCCTTGATGACATCTAGTCCAGCCTTCTCATCAAAGTCGGGCATTATGACTCCCCGCTATTGTATAGTTGGTCCCGGCCCCATTCCTCCTGAAGGACCTTGGACTGGTGACCCAGGTGTTTTCGGCATATTACCCATAGCGCCGCCCTGGTTAGATACTTGTTGCTGTAGATACTGAGCAATCTGTTCGGCTGGCAGGCCCTGCGAGTGCATCTGCATAACCTGCTGCTTCACCTGAGGAGGCAAGTTCGCAAGCTCGGGAGGAATACCCTGTGGGTTCCCTGCATGAGGCTGCTGAGCTTGTCCTGGCATTGGAGGAGCGCCGCCGCCACCCACAGTGGGCTGCCCTGGAGGGGGCTGACCCATTCCAGGTTGATGGGGACCAGGCTGGTTTTGACCAGGCTGTGGTGCGGCAGGCGCCCCTGTCGAGTTGCCACGCTGTGCTTGCATGGACATCTCGGCCTCCATCAAGTCCCAATCCTCGGGCTTGATGACGACCTCTGTAAACGCTTGTTCGAGTACTCTCAAGGCAACCTTCATCGAAGTAACCGGAGCCGCAGAAGCAAACTGCCCGATTGCCTGCACAACTTGGATTGCCTCTTTCTTCTTGAAGATGGAGTCGGGTTTCTCGCACGTACCCGGTACAATATCCAAAGCAAACTGCGAGTTGAATGTATCCAGAGACATATTCTGCCAACCGGCGCCAATCTTCTGTCCGACATAGCCAATCACTTCTGCCATGGACATATTCTGCACGCACATCTCTAGAAGAGCCTTACATAAGTCGGCCATGACATCTTCAACAACTTCAATCTTTGCTCCAACGGACATTCGGGCTGCATCTTGATAGCTCTGCACAGACGCTTCGTTTGTATTCGTCTTGAATTGCGTTCCCCGAATGGCATCCGATGTATTCGAGATACGGTTAACGGTCTCAAGAGTAGGTTCCTTGTTGAAGAACTCCTTAAACTGGATAGACGGCGGTGCAACAGCTTCAATAATATCACCGATTTTCGAGCCTTCAGGAACCTTAACGCCAACAACTGCCTGCTCATCCGAGAAGCCTTTCTTCAAAGCTTTCATCAGGATTTCAATGTCGGCCTGACTAATCTTTTGCGAGTTGTAGAAGAAGAAATTAAATAT